AAATCTCCCTGTAGTGCTCTCTGAGCAGCAAAAACAGCACCTAGTCCTAATCCCAACAGTGGAATCTTCTTACCTAAACTCTTTGCAAGTGCTCCACCAGCAAGTTTACCAATTGCTTTTCCACCTAATTTCTTTCCTAAAGTTTTCCCAAGACCTTTGCCAAACCTACCGCCTAAGGCAATACCAAGTCTTCTCCCAGCTCTAGCGCCACCTCTCTTCATCACAGATCTGCCTAATCTAGATGCAGCTGCTTTACCACCAATACCAGCACCCAAACCCATCAAACCACCACCGACTCCGCCCATGCCGCCGCCACGACCCATCATACCCATACCTTGTGATGCAAGAGCTTGGTAAGCGATGTTACTAGAGAGGTCTCCACCCTGTTCTAGAGCAAATTCCTCTGAAGCTGCTATTGATTTTCTTCCTAATTTATCTGCTTCTTGTTGCTGTTGTTGAGCAATCAGTTGTTGAGCTTGTGTTTGTTGTTGTGTAGCAGCAACTAGACTCATGGTAACCATGGTCAATCTATCAATTGCCTGTACTACCTCTCCACTTTCTCCGACACTTGCAGATTCAATGCGTTTGACGAACATATCGTCACCGCCAATATCTCGTTCATAACCAAGATCTGTAGAACCAATGTCTACAATTCTATCAGAAACAAATCCTTCTGATCTTAGTGGTTTTCCATTAAATCCAGCTCTACCTAGTCCACCACCAACAACTTCTGGATTTATTGCTCCTGCTCCTGCAGGTAATGATCTTTGTAAAGCTGTTCCACTAAGCATTTTTTGCAGTGGTGTTGATGCTAGCTGTCTCTGATCATTACCTGTTAAAAGTGGTGTTTGACCCGCAGGCAGTTGCTTAGCTTCTTCTACTTTTACAGAAACTTGATCAATTTTTTGTTCTGTTTTTTGTTCTGTATTAAGAAGTTTGTTTGTTACATGGTTTCTTAGTTGTTTAAATTTCTTCTCAAGATAATCCTCCAGAGCTTTTTCAATCCCTGATTCCCCTCTGCTATCTTCGTATGATAGAAATCCGTGTGCCATTATCCTTGTTTAGCTGCTTCTTGTGCTTTTTTAACATTATCTAGATGTTGCATTAAAAGACTAGTATATACTTGTCTTTCCCATGGCATCATATTTTCAATCTCAGTCAAAGAGTATTTATGGTGCTGCATCAAAGCAAAGTTAGTTTTGTAGTATCCCTCTAGCGTATTATGGAAGAGGGCTATCCGAAAAAATTAGTCAGTCCATTGATTAGAAACTCGGATTCTTTACCTGTATTGGGATTTGTGACCGTAAATTTATGCTCCAATCTAGGAGTAGTCTCAAAGAATTTTTGAATACTTTCAAATTGAGTATTAGTCAATGTCTCTACAAATTCAACAAATTCCTTTTTAGTGGTAGTAGAGTTGTCGTATACATCCTCACCATCAAAGATTTGATCAATACATCCAGCGATAATTTCAACGATACCGTCTGTAGATGGAGTTTGACCCATAATAGATCCACTGATAAATTCACTCCAAGCAGGATACTTCATAATAACACCAAGTTCATCATTTAGCATGATTTTGGGGTCATGTCCCTCTGGTTTATTGACCTCAACCTCAGTCAGATTCAAATTATACTTAACTTGCGTTTTTTCATCATCTCTGCAAGTTACACTCATTTGCACAATTTCACCAACAGACACAGCACGAATTTGAAGGAAAATGTATTCCAAATCAAACATTGCTAAATCTTCGAGTTTCACTCTCGACTGAATACAGTTCTTTAAGAGAGACTTTACAGCTTTTTCAATTTCTTTTTCATTTTGTGTTTCTAAAGCTATTAGAAGCACCTTTTCTTCTTTTACTACGAAAGGTCGATATTTTAGTTTCTTCCCATTAGAAGGAATTTCCAACTCATAAGTCGGGAGAACAACTTGTGGCAATGCCATTATATTAACTCCAAGGTCATATTTATATTTAGCGACTTTTTCAGACAAAAAATAGCGGAAAAAATTTTCCCGCTTTTATGGAATTGAAAAGTCAATTTTGAATTTACTCACCCATAGGGAAAGTATCAACCATTCTTCTTGCAAGATTTTTATTGCCAAAAAATTTCACGTCTTGCTTAAGTTTCTCTAATTTTTGTGCGTCTGTAAGAGCAGCGACAGTTTCATAACCAAACAATTTCCCCTCTGAAAATTCACCTTTAGTAGCTTGGGCAGCATTTCTGACATTTCTTGTTATAGTATAATGTCTCTCATATTTGAATTGAGCGGTTACTCTTGTTATCTGAGAAGATCCATATTGCAATGGGATAGCATCAATTTGATATGGCCATGATTTTTCCATGACATATGTAATAGGTTTTCTTTCAGTAGGTGAAGTTTTTCCAGATTCAGTTTTAGTGATATGAACGTCTGCACAATAATTATCTTTGTAATTGACTCTCATCACTCTGTTGGGACTTAATTTTTTTCCTGATTCTAGAATATTATTGTTATCAGGACCTCCAATAATAGCATAATACCAATTGTTCAAACTCTTCAATATACTCAAATTGGCATCTAACATGAATGTAAGGGAATATTCTGTAAATACTCTAGTATGTGGATAATCTACAGAACCAAGACCAGTAACTAATCCAACTTGTGTTCCAGTTGCGGTGTTTGAGTTAGGTAGCTGTGCTTCATCACAAAAAATTTCTGTGAGACCTTGAGGAAACATAGCTCCTATCCCGTCTTTAAATTCCACGAGAAAATTATTACTAAAAGAAAATCCGCCGTTACGACTGACCTGAGATAAAAATGAAGTAATTCCCGCTGCCACGCTAAATACCTATGTTGGATCATTTATATTTATGGCGTACTCTGGGTATTTTAAACCTAAAAACCCTACAAAGTACCGTGGCAACCCGACAAATATTGTTTACAGGTCGCTATGGGAACGAAAGTTCATGGTGTTCTGTGACAATAACCCTTCAATATTACAGTGGGGGAGTGAAGAAATTATCATACCATACAGAGCTCCTGATGGTAAGGTGAGAAGATACTATCCAGACTTTTATATCAAGGTTCGTGAGAAGTCTGGTAATATTACAAAATATATTATTGAAGTAAAACCCAAGAAACAAACACAACCACCGAATGAAAAGAATAAACGAACTGCCTCTTATCGTAATGCTGCATTAACATACGCAAAGAACCAAACTAAATGGTCTGCTGCTCGTGAGTATTGTGAAGACAGGCAGATGAACTTCTTAATACTAACCGAGGATCATTTAGGAGTATGAAACAATGGCAACAGGATTCGCCGCTATACAGCGCAACAAAGTTAATAAAGAACCAGGATATAAAACACTTTTTGAGAAAATATCCGCAAAAACAAATGGAGAGAAGAAATCACTAGCTTGGTATCGAAATGCAGTAAAGTCAGAAGCTAGTGGTTACAAGAAAAACTTTAGTAAGTACATATTAAATGAGAAAAGTGATAGAGTTGGTGCTGCTGAAGAACAAGATGCAAATGAACTACGTAGATACACAGTAGCAGGACATCTTTATATGTTTGAGTATAAGGCAAAGATGAAATGGTTGCCTTATTATGATAGATTTCCATTGGTATATGTAATTAAAGCATCAGGAAAGAGTGAGTTTTGGGGTGCTAACTTGCACTACTTGTCTCCCAAGAAGAGAATTATTGCTACAAAGAAATTAATGCAAGGAAGAATTGACATTCCTAAGAGATGTTTTCATAAATACCTAAGTCCACATGTAGATGGTTTATATCTAGATCTAGCTGCTGATGAATGGGATACCGCTATCCTACTACCAACAGAAGATTTTGTAAAAAATGTCAACGGCATGGTATTTCCGATAGATAAATCTGAAGTATGGGAAGATACTGATGAGAATTTCTACGATAAAATCCGAGGTCAAAGACTAGTGAAGGGATATGGAACACCACAATCTAAGGAGATGAGTAAATAAAATGGCATTCGCATGGACATGGAAAGCAATTAAGTTTGTCGGGGAGTGGACTCTCGGTATTGATGGTCTTGAAGATTTTAAGAAAAACCAGCAGGAAGAGGGTGCAGAAGATACAGAACTGACTGAGGAACAATTTACTGTCGGACCTTATATTCTGCCAGAGATGAAAAATTCATTTCCCGCAGAAAATTTCACATCTGATAAAGTTCTGAAGTATCCTGCTCAACAAACTATTGGTCCTCAAAGTGACTATGTATTGTTTGAATTTAAAAAATACAATCCTCCATTTGGTGACAATCCTGGCGCAGAAACTTACAAAAGATTAGGTGGATGGGGTGGAAGGTACAGTTGGTTCTCAGGAGACCTAGCTGCACTAAATTTTGATGAGAAAGGGGTATCAAATTTTCTTAGCAAGAAAAATGATTACAATCAATCTAATACTTATGAACCTGCTGATGGTGATATCCCCAAACCAGGAGATGATCCAGTAGAGATGCCAGCAATCATAATGTATATGCCAGAAGATATTTCTACTGGTTTTAAAGGTAATTGGGGTGGTAAAGCATTCAGTTCAATTGGTGCAGGTATTCTAGGAGCTGCTGGTCAAGAAAATCTAGCCTCAAAAATAACTGATGGTTTTGGTACTATAACTGCTGCTGGAGAAAGAGCTCTGGGTTTAACAGCTGCTAAAATTCTACAAAAATCAGTTAAAGCAGCTGGAGGTGATCAACTTACTAAAGATGATATCTTTGGTGGCATATCTGGAGCAATCATGAATCCTAATACGGAATTGATGTTCCAAGGTGTTGACATGAGAAACTTCATGTTAAAATTCAAACTAGTTCCAAGAAATGCGGATGAGTCTAAGCAAATTAATGAGATCATAAAATTATTCAAGGCATGTACTTTACCACTCCGTAATCCTGGACAAGTCATGGGATTTAATGATCCTGATAAACCCGCGAACCAAGGAATCATATCAGGATTTATTGGCGTACCCAATTTATGTAAGGTTTCTTTTATGCGTGGAAGTGAAGAACATCAAGTTCTTCCAAGATATAAAATGTTAGCTATTACTGAAGTAGATGTAAACTATACTCCTGATGGAGCGTATGCTACATACTCAGGAAGATCAGGTCAACCAGTTGCTATTGAATTAACACTCAATTTCCAAGAAACAAAAATCAACTTTGCTGAAGAAGTTCTCAGAGGTTCTGTACGATAATGTATTTTTCAATTATTCCAAACATAGCTTACGACGAGAAACCAATCAAATCTCCTTTCTCAACGTCAGATTTTCAAATTGCAAAGAATTTCTTTCGTAGGTATAAAATCAATGAAGATGTATTTTCTAATGT